CAAGTGTTGGCCTGATAATTCTTTATGATGTTGAAAATGAGCAGTATCTTCAGTTTAGAAAATTCGATGCATTTCAATCACTTCGTAAGGATAAAGAAGGTAAACCCCTACCCGCTCCCCCGCCTAACTCCCGGACTACTCCCGGACTACTCCCGGATAAAGACGGGATTACTCCCGACAAAGAGAAGTTAAGTAAAGAGAAGTTAAGTAAAAGCAACGCGCGCGAGGAAGAAAATCCCTTGCCTGTTGATAACCCAAAAGAAGCCCTTATAAAAAAAGAACCTGAGACCCTGCTTTCTGACTTGAAAGAAATCATCGAAGACATAGGCTCAAAAATCACAGAACCAAGAAAGCAACGCGAGGTAATGCTCTTTATAGAATCAAACATCAAAACCAAAAACCACGCAGCGATGATGTGCTGTATAAAGTCACTTCAAAAGCAACTGCAGAACGGCATCGAAATCGAGGCGCCCAAGCAATACCTGGAGGCGGCTCTTAAAATCGAGGACGGCAAGCACAACGCCAGAGAGTATGAGGCGAAGGGAAGGGAATTTAAGAAGCCAGGAATGATGTCATTCGGGCAGATCATGGAGGGAATTAAACAGCACGCACGCCCACCGTAATGAAAAAAGTTCTTGCAAAGATTCAAATACGTGAAAAAATGTACCCATGACAACCTCCAGGACAAGCGATCTCAAGATGAAAAAGAAGAAGCCGATAGTGAAAAAGCCTATAAAACGAGCGAAACCAGCCAATTTGAAGGCTATAGAGGAAAAACAAGCCCCAGGATTGCCCCAGGATGAGGCGAAAAGCACCGAGGCTATGTCAGATATACCCCTTGGTCCCCCAAAACTTCTCAAATTACAACCCCGACAATCCCTGTTCGTTCTGGAGTACATGGTGGATCTAAATGGAACCCAAGCCGCAATACGCGCCGGTTATAGCCCAAAATGCGCTTACCGGCAAGCAGCGGATCTCCTCAAATTACCTCATGTTAGGGCCGCAGTGGACCTTGAAATCGAGAAGCAGAAGGCACGAATCTCATTCACCGCCGATCAGGTTATGGAAGAATTGGCCCTTATCGGCTTCTCGGACATGAAGGATTTTATCAAGATCGACGAGGGTGGGGCGATCTATGCAGTTCCGCTTGAAGGATTATCTGAAGGCAAGAGCCGAATCGTCCGGAAGGTGAAGGAGAAACGTGTAATCCGGACCACCAAGGGGACCGAAAGCAATCCAGACGGTGATCAGATACTTGATTCCACCTATGAATTTGAGCTCTGCGATAAGGTGAAATCTTTGGAGCTTCTGGCCCGGCACCTGGGGCTCTTAAATGACAAAGTAAATCTTACCTTAATCAAACCTTTGGTTTCCTTGGAGGATAAGTGAAAGAGAAAGAACCGCCGCCGAAACTCAACTTCAACCGCGATGTCGCCAAATTCCTCCCCCGGCAGATGGAGGTTGTTAGGGCGCTGGCGGAGGGGTTCAAATACATCCTCTATGGCGGCGCCGTGGGCGGAGGGAAGAGCTATCTCCTGCGCTGGATAGCCGTTAAGATCCTCATGCAGGCGTTTGTCCGTTATGCGATCCGCGGCTGTCAGGTGATGCTGGCCTGTGAGGATTACCCCGCTCTAAAAGACCGGCAGATTTCCAAGATTGTGCGTGAGTTCCCGCCCTGGCTGGGTGCGTACCATGATGATCATAAGGCTTTTGGAAAGTGCTTTATTCTCTCCCCGGAATACGGTGATGGGGTTCTTTGCCTCAGAAACCTCGATGACCCGTCAAAATACATGAGTGCCGAGTTTGCCGCGATCCTCATTGACGAGCTCACCAAAAACCCCTACTCGACGTTCAATGATCTCAGGATGCGTCTCCGGTGGCCGGGAATACCCGATGCTGAATGCCCGTTTATCGGCGCCACAAACCCCGGAGGGGTGGGGCATAATTACTGCAAGGCTTTCTGGATCGACAAGATTTATCCCCCCGAGTTTATATCCCCGGTAGATTTGAGGCCGGCATTCGCATTTATCAAGTCAACAGGAGACGACAACCCCTACATCGACCAAGCGTATTGGCAATCCCTCAGTTCCCTGCCAGAGCAGCTTCGCAAAGCCTACAAAGAGGGCTCCTGGGAGATCTTCCTCGGCCAGGCGTTCGAGTTCTCCCGCGCAACTCATGTTGTCCAAGAGATGCCGATTCCTCAGGGCGCCCCAATCTACACCACGTTCGACTGGGGCTTTGGGGCTCCGTTCTCCTGGGGCTGGTGGTGGGTGGATAACGACGGCAGGGGCTACCGGTTCTCTGAGTTCTATGGGTGGAATGGGACGCCAAACCAAGGGCTCCGGTGGGAGGATTCAAGGGTAGCCGATGAGATCCTTAAACGCGAATCAATATTGGCCGAGCGATACTGTATTGATTTCAAGACCGCGATCCGTAAAGCCGGCCCGGACTGCTTCCAAAAGAAACCTGATTACAAAGGCGGCGGGCAGGGGCCGAGTACGGCAGAGGTCTTCGCCGGGAAGAAGATCTATCTCTCCCCGGGAGATCCGAGCCGAACCTTAAAGCTGCGACAGTTTCGGGAGCGTCTCAGGGTTCCCAAAGATGCGGACGGCAAACAGATCGGGCTTCCGATGATGATGGTTTATGAGGAATGCGATCAGTTCATCAGGACAATCCCAAATATATCAACACATCAGGTCAAACTGGAGGAGATCGACCCGAAGTGCGAGGAACATGCTTTTGACGAAGCCTGCCACTTCTGTATGGCCAGGCCGATCAGCCTGAGACTGCCGGAGCCCAAGAAGCTCCTCTCCGACGCCCACATAGACATGATCGAGAAGAAACAGGTCGATCCATACGAGGACTTCGCCGCGAGGGAGCAGCAGCTTGACCAGACATTCTGGGGAAACATAACCGAAACGGGAGGAGGGTATTTCAGCGATGTCGATGGAAGATAGCATGATCAGGGTTGTTAATGCAGGCGGGATGTTGATTATGGGGAGCCTTGAGGGCTGTGATTTAGTATCTCCGCGGGTACTTAACCTGGAGAACGCAGGGAACGGTCAGTTGATGATCCGGCTCCTTCAGATCGTCGGAGCGCCGAAGCGGATCACCCTGGGGCCGACAGCGTTCGTTTACCAACCGGAGGATGACGGCCTTATAGCCACCTACCGCGAATCCGTAACCGGGCTTACCATTGCCAAGACGCTTCCTGGGGGTAACGTGGTGCCGATAGGAGGGAAACGGTGATGGAAACCTTATTGATCAAGGTCGTGCTGGCGATCCTGGCCCTTGTGCTGATCCTCGGGGCCTTCCTGCTCCTGGTCTGTGTAGGCTTCAGGATGGGGCGGCAGACGATTGATAAGCCCCTGCCGCCGATCATCAAGACGAAACAAGCGGCGTTCATCGAGGAAGACCCGTATAACAAGATCATGACCGGAGAAGACCAGACAGTATCAACGGTGGAGGGGTGATTATGAAAGCAATCTGTATGTTGTGTTCTGAGGTCTACGCCATAGTGAACCTCGAAACCCTGCGGTATCCGCTTACCGGCGCCATGTTCGGAAGCCCCGACAAGTTCCACGGGACCCCGGCTCCGTTCGATCCGTCCCTTGATTGGGAGTTCTTCCGATGTCCACACGGGAGAATCCACCGGCCTATGGTACAGGATGACATCGTTCTGACCGATGAGGGCATGGTGAGAATACCCAAAGATGGCGGAACACCCTTCATTGACCCCACAGCTTCGGGCGAGGTTGACCGGGACAGCATCAGTGACCGGGTCCTGCAGGTGTCGGACGAGGAGGCGGAGAGACAGGTGAGGAGAAGGCGGATCGATGAGTTTTGCGAGGCCGTCAAAGGCACGCTCCCGCTTCGCACCGAGGAGGATGGCCCAGTATCAACCACCGAACCGTTTGAAGCCTTCCCCTGCCCCACCTGCGGCAAGGAATTTGACACCGAACGCCAGCTCAAGGGTCACATCGGCGGGAAGCATAAGAGGAAAGTGAAGAAGAAGTAGCGTTCACTAACAATTAGGGTTCTCCTGCGGA